GCCACTAGAAGTAATTCCTGTAGCACCAGTTTGTGAAGTTTGTCCTGATTGTTTTTCTGCAGCTTTCTTTTTAATAAGATCCCACTCAAGCATATCAAGCTGCAAGTCAGATGCAGTCATACCTGTTTGTTGTTGTTTTTTTGCCCAATAACTTTCAGGATTACCTTCTGCAATTATTTTATCTAAAAAAGCCCTACTAGATTCTGCAGTCTGACCTTCGTCCAAGTTAGCAAAGTGAGCACTGGTACTTACTCTACCCATTTCCTGCATCTTTTTACGTAGGTAGGCTTGGTTTGCTACGTTACTATTTGTAATAGTGTAAGTATTTGGATCAAGTCCAGCAGCTTCTAATTCCTCATCCGAAGGAACTTGTTGCCAACGATCAAAAAGAATTTTTGCACCTTGGTCAATAGCAGAGTTTGTACCATAAAAATCTTGATTTGAACCTGGATTATACCCAAAAGCTTTTAAGATAGCATCTTTTTGTACCGACACCGTAGTATCAGTAGGGTCTAGTCCAAGTTGACGGTAAACATTATTTAAATCCGAAGTTTTAACACCAGTATTTTGTGAAAGGTATGTTAGGTCTGCAGCTTTTTGCACTAAAGCAAGATCAATATTAGAGGTGTTTACGGTAGCATTATCTGTGCCTACAGGTACAAACTGTTCGGTTCCATCATCATCAGTAAAAGAAAATGTACCATCCTCATACACAGTGTATTTATCACTGTTTTTAATATAGTCTCTTGTAGTCTGATCCATGTTAGGATTATTTAAGTTTTCTTTGCCGTACGTAAGAAAACCTTCAGTTTTAAGATACTTACTTCCAGGTCCAGACGACTCAGTACTAGAATTAGAAGATGTTGACTCCAAATCAGTAGACGAGCTAGAACTTCTATCTACTGGAGCAGCACCAGTAGCAGTGTAGTAACCACCCTGTTCAGTATCAAAAAGTGCACCTTTAGGAGAACTTACTGTCCCATCTCCATTATCTGTAAATCCGTGAGTGCTGACAAGGATCTTTTCTACATCACTTAGTTCATTAGCCATTGTATTATACCTTTACTTACCCATTGTCATCCATACTGCCCCTGCAATAAATGTCAGTGTACCGACAGTGAATAATTTTACTACAGTTGACCATATAGATTTACGAGTATCTCTCCATGCTTCAAGTAAACTTCGCATCTCTGTAATGTCTCTGTGTGCATCGTCATCCAACAGTCCAATAGAACGTAGTGCTTCTTTAGCCCCACGTCTAGCTGCACGATCTAACATTTCTTCAAACTCGTCTGATGATAATTTAATGTCGGACATTTGTTATATCTTATGGTTTAGTGGGCCAATCTGAATCCTCAAGATGAGGCCAGTTAGAATGTGTTGTGATATCACGTAGTGCTTGACGATATGCTGTCTGTGCATCTGTCATAGTAGGACTATCAGGTAGTGCCCACCAATCTGTTTCTGCTAACAATGAGTCTCTTGATACCCTATTACTATTTGCTTCAGTTTCATCCAACTGAAGTTGATAAGAGGCTTCTTGTTCTGCCTTAGTTCCAAGTACCTCATCATCAGCAAATCGGTCTACAATTCTGTATGCTTGTACCCAATCACCATTGTCATTTTGTACAGCACCGTCACGTTCTACTAATTGATATGTACCCACATCTGTTGGAGGAGGTGCTTTTAAAACTGGGTCTACATTAAGTGCATCATGCACATTAGAGTTCCATACTCTTGGCATGGACATGTTAGGGTTATCCCGCCGTAGTTCACCCTGTGTTTTAATTTCGCCTGTTGTACGATTACGATATTCAGTCATTAGTTGATTCTCCTTTATGACCTTGATTTAGTACTTTTATGGGTACTCTTTTATAATAGCTAATGCGTTAGGACTATCTTTAGCAACAAGCATGGCTTGTCTTCCATTTTTAAAAAATTCAATGGCGTTTATTTCACGAGAAAGTGTGCCATAAGTTCTATCAGCAATTCTTGTTGCGGTTGATAAATCCCATGCAGTGGATAATTCATACATTGATACCCACTGAACACCAGGCGCATGACCTGTTCTTTTGTGTATAGTATACATGTAATATCCGTCAGAAGAGAAACTAACATTATAAAAAGTAGGTACAGTTGGGTGTAAATTTTTTATAGCTAGTGTTTGAACAGCGGAGGAAGACATAGTACTAAAGTCCCATCCCGTAGTCATCGTATATTTGTACAAATCTAAATTATTACGGATGACAAATAATTTTGTACCATCTGGGGAAACATAAACTCCTTGACCATTACCACCTCCCAAGTTTAAAGAGTAAGAACTTCCAGAACCTAAAGTAGTGACATCCCATGCAGTTGTCATAAAAGCAGTAAAAACACTATAACCTAAACCTGTAGAACCATTTGTCCAAGCTAGTTGTGTGCCATCAGGTTTAATTACCATACTCTCTGTATAACGGTTCAGATACACGCTGGTTGAGCTTACACCACCAAAGTAAGAACTCGTAGATAAATCTCCTGGGGTACTCATGTCGTATCTACGTAGGGAATTACCACTACTACTACCATAAACTACAAACCATTTAGTGCCATCTTCTGATATAGTCGCAGAACCTACGTTGCTACTAAAACTTAAAAGGCTTTGTGTACTATAATAATCTGCTGCAGCAGCAGGTTCAGGTGCAGAAGCACTACTTAAAACGTATGCCGTCGAAAGTGGAAATCTGTCTACACCACCACCAGCGTCGTAGGGAATATATACAGCGGTACCATCACTGTTAAAGTCAAAATTATTAAATTTATAGTCTATCCAGTTGTAATCAGGATACGGTATTCCACTCGGAGAAGCATCAGAAGCTGTAGTTATATCCCATGCAGTTGTCAGATTACTTTGTTGGGAATTGGTGCCACGATGTCTATACAATTTTGTACCGTCAGGACTAAAATCAACTCCCTCATAAAAAGTGCTAGACGAACCATCTCTATAAGTGTTTGACGTTACAGAAGCAGTACTTACGTCCCATGCAGTTGACATAGAAAACTCATATATATAGTCGGTAGAATTCCCAGCCATAAAGAATTTTGTTCCATCAGATTTAAAATGTAATCCACGCATATCTGTATCTGTGGTTGCAAAAGAAGGGGAGTTATTTGAAGAAGTATTAGAAGCAGTACTTACGTCCCATGCAGTTGACATATCAAATCTTTGAACTTTATCTTGACTAGTTCCTACTATATAAAATCTTGTTCCATCTGGTTTAAAGAAAAGACCTGTTGCATACGATTCATATGGACCTATATAAAATCTTTTATTCCAACTTGCGCTTGCTGTACTCATATCATATGCAGTTGTACAGTTAATCTGATAAATGTAATTCCCACCAACGCTATAAAAAAGATAGATTTTGTATCCACTGTCTCCCCATCTAAACACACTACTCTGCTGTGGGGAAGGATAAAGAGTGCTTGTACCTATAGCTGTAGGCCAACGATCTGCAGTATCACCACTGTTAAATTCAAATTCACGAATGTCCCATTGAACGCCCGTTTCGCCTCCAGCACCTGCAGCAGCCATTTGCATTTTTTTACCGACAGACATTAAGCAAAGTCCTTTCCTGCGACAAAACCATACCAAGTAGTACCACCATCATGTGTATAAAAAACAAGATGATCCACATGAGATGCTCCTGTAGAAAGTACAGGTGCTGTTCTATTAGCCCAATCAACAGAAGAAGGCCATTGAATAGTATAAGTACTTGCACTTGCATCTTGTATTACTTTTAAAGTAAATCCATACGCAGTCCCACTTGCAGGTGGATTACTCCAAGTAAATGTACTTATATTCTCACTAAGTGTTAAAGAAAAAATAGTACCTGCATCACAGTCAAGTGTGGCAGTACCACTAGACGAACTAATAGTTGTATACGTTTCTGTGTACTTTACTCCATCTACATTACCTGTATATGTAGCATCTGTACCATTGGTTCCACTGTCAAGAATAACAGTACCGTTTTGAGCCTTTACATCACCGAGTATATCGCCTGTTACATTACCTGTAACAACACCTGTTACTGTTATATCAGTAGCATTAACTGCACCTGTGTGTGTGCCTGTAGTATCGCCTTGTAAGTTACCACTAATAGTACCCACACTAAAGTCACCAGAAGCATCTCTTACTACAACTTTATTTGCTGTATTTGCAGATGTTGCGTCAACAGCCCATGTAGTAGCTGCTGAACCGTCGAAGTTACTTCCTGTTAAATATGTACCACGAGTAAGAGTATTGCTTACTGAACTGGCTGTACCTGACAATGTAGCTGTAATGGTACCCGCACTAAAGTTACCCGATGCATCACGGGCTACAACTTTACTTGCGGTGTTAGCCGAAGTTGCATCTACAGCAAGTGTACCACTGCTGGTAATGGTTCCACCTGTAAGATAAGCACCCCCTTCAACAGAAGTAACAGTACCGCTTGTAAGTGTTAAGTCATTATTAAATCCAGAAAGATTGATGTTAGCTTTAGTTAGTTTTTTCTGGGCATTTGAACTATCTACAACAACGAAGTAATCACCGTCACCGTCTGTAGTAGATGTTGTAAGCTCACTAAGATCAAGGTTGACTGTAGCAGTCCAGCCCTCTCCTGCTGTACCACCAATATCAATAGCATTACCAGCAGAAACAGCAGCAACATAGTTACCTGTAGTTTTAGTTCCAAGTGCAATAGAGTTGTCTGGAACAGTTAAAGAGCTACTTACACTGAGTGTGCCTATAGTTGCAGTAGTTGAACTTATAGTAGGAAGGTTTGCTGTACCATCAATATAGATATTCTGCCATTTTTCTGCTGCAGTTGCACTACCAATATCATATGTACCACCTGCAGATGGCAACAAGTTAGATGCAATGTCAGCATTAACAGTAACTGTGTCTGCATTATCACTGCCCAGTACAGTGTTACCGTTTGCTGTAAAAGTATCAGTGAGGGTTGTTGTACCTGTAACTGAAAGGTTGTTAGACAGTGTTGTAGCACCTGTTACACCCAATGTACCACCTATTGTAGCATTTGTAGCAACATTAGCATTGCCAGACAAGTGCAAATCTTTAAACTTGTAAGGAGTACTACCTTCACCTAAACTAACTACGTTATTTGTTTTAGGTCTAAGTACAGAAGCTGTAGCCACTACGTCTTGAGTTGGACCAAGTACTGTAATTGGTGCCCCTTCGTCTGCAGTACCATCATGCGTATGTCCAGTGCTTTCATTAAAAGCAGCTTCAATAGCATTAAATTCACTATCAAGATCATCTGCATCAATAACGTTACCATTGGCAATGTTATTGTCTGTATCTGTCCGTTCGTAACCCGTACCCATAATATTTTCCTTACTGTCTATCGTTTACTGCATATTCAAATATTGCAGTATCTAACAAAAACGAAGCATCTGAACTATTGTCTTCTATTCGTATAGCTACAGTTTCTCCTGATCCAACTATCTGGTTTATGTAACTTTGTGTTCTTGGTGCACCATACTTTGAGGTATTATATATCGTTGTGTTATCCCCATAAATACCAATTGTAGTTCCTGTTTGTGTAATATTAAAACTTGCAGGTTGAATGTAGTCTGCTCTATTTTGGTTATACTTAACACCAGCAACAATGTTTAATGAGCCAAATGGTTTGATGTACATATCAAGCTTATAAAAAGTTTTACGCATCTGTGGATCAGTTATAGGCATGTAGGGAGATTCAAAGATTGCGTCTATGTTTTCCCCATCTCTACTTGTTCCAATGTCCATATTATACACGTAACCATCTTCATTTGCAAACACTCTGTACTCATCTTCATCAATAAATTGTGAGTCTGCAATATAAACTTTAAAACCTTTTAGTTCTCCCCACTGAAAACCTTGACCACCTTGGTCAATAAACTTACTTCCTAATACACCTCTGGCAACATTAGCACGTTCACTTGAAACGTAAGCAAATAAACGATACTGTGCTTTACTTCTAATTACTGTGCTTGAAAATGTTGAAGCATAATCCTGTAATCTTGAAACTGTAGGTCTAATGTTTTTAGATGCAACGTCAATGCCAAAGTCGCCAATACGTTCTGTTGAACTTAAAGTACGTAGACCGTCTGGCCCAAGGAACATAACGTCAGCACCAACTTCCTGAATTGTATCAGCACTTAAACAACCCAGATCTTCTGTAATAGGTGTAACAACAAAATCAGCAACACTAGAACCAGTTAGTCGTACGATCTTATCATAAGCAAAAATAATTAACTGATCACGAAAAACAATTAATCCTGTAATCTCTGATCCGATACTGATACTACCTGCACCATTAGCTGGATCAAGATCGTCTGGAGTATAGGGGGCAGTAAATACTAACTCAGTACCCACCCCAAAAAATAAAGTACTTTTAAACATACACACATGACTTGCCCCCTCTACAGGAGTATTTATGTTTGTTGCAACTACATCACCTTCTGAGTCAGTAGAAGCAGTTAAGTATGTCAATGTATTACCTGCAATGTCATAATAAGCAGGATAATTAACGCCGTCAACAAAACACATAATAGGATCGTTTGAAAAGTTATAACGAGCCTGACGTACTTTTGTAATTGCTGAATTAGGTGCTGTTCCTAATGATGCCCATGCAGGGGTAGGATCTGCAGCATTTGTAATGTAATAAGTACCATTACGTGCGGCTATAACTTTTTCGTTTCCTGTATCTTGCACAATAGCCAGTGCTTGTATAACACCAGTACCTGGAACAGCACTGTCAACAAACTTATCATAGCCTGAAACTTTTTTATAACCACCATCTAAAGATGGTTCAAAATTTTGTAGTAAAGAAGCAGATCCAACCGCATTTATACCTTGCTGCAAAGGACTAATATTTGTAATTAATCCTCCAGTAAAAGGAACTGGAAATGTCTGCCATTGTGTAGCCATTTTACTGGACTTTCATGCTAGTAAGGGAAGTGGTATTTTGATTTAAAATAGTTGACCTAACGTAGTCGTACCTATTAATGTACAAACTTCTCATATACTTTATACCTTCTTGAAACTTTTGTTGTGCTATCTGAGATGCCTGTGCATCACCTCTAAACTGATAAGCATAGAACATTGCACCGTCTACAATAATATGTTTAAACTCTAGTGGTACACTTGGCACATCATCATAAAGTTCAAGCTCGACTGAGTTACGATAATACTCGTAGTCAAGCTCATAATCTTTATCTGGAGTAGGTATAATTAAAAATTCTTGACTAGGTGCACGTACTACAAATCTAGGCAAAGAACGTTTGTCAGTGCTATTGTTATACTCAAAATCTATGTATTTGTCAAGGTATTCTTGATAATTTATAGGTTTTAATTTAGTTGTTTCGACATTTAAGTCAGAATCTCGTCTGATTCTAAAGCTATCCATATCTAAAACTTTTGCATCTGATGGGTATCCGTAACGTAATGTACCTGCAGTCAAGATATCTTCTTCTATTACATGGTTCCAAGGCCACTTATACTCTTCGTGATTAATATGTCGGATAGCCGCATTAACTGAGTCTTTAGCTGTATTGTAAAACCCAGTAGCTGTAGCAAAGTTAGAACTTGAAAGCTCTACCTCATTAAGTCTACGGTTTATTTCATTTACAAGTCCAAGAAAATTGTATGCCATTATTTATTCCTCACACGTAGTCTGATGCTTCGTTCTACAGTAAGCCCATTGCTGTCTGTTATCTGACATGTAAACTTATATAGTTTATTGTTAGTGCCTGATCCGATATGTGCAGTAACTACTGTGTTTGTGTTAGACGATGAAACTAACTGAATGCCATTTACTAATGGTCCACTGTCTGTAAGTTGTGTTTTCGTCCCATCTGCTGCATCTACATACCAAGTATAACTTGATATTGTTGCACTCCCAAGAAAACGGGACCAATCAATACTATAATCAAGTGTTTCATCAGGGTCTTTGTTAGGCCATTTTAATGACATTGTATTATCCTTTAAGCTGCTCTGGCATATACTGTTCTGTATTCAGAAGATTGAGGTTCGATATACACTGTTCTGCTTTCATCCTCTGCTACATAAACGGTTCTTGCTTTTGATGGTTGCGGTTCAATGTAAACTACACTATCAGCAATTTCACCTACAAATACTGTTCTTGTAGTATTGTCTGTTAGTTCTTTTATGTATGCAGTACGAACTCTACTATAAAGTTCTTTTAGTGCAGCATAATCAAATCTTGTAGTCAGTACCGTTACATCGTTAGTGCTTGATGTTGCAGATACACTACTTGATACAGCAGTAGCACCTGCAGTAACAGTAACAGTGTTTATGGCTGTAGTGCCTAGTACACTTTGTCCTGTAAGATCAACGTCAGCATTGGCAATGACATTAACGTTGTCTCCGTTAAACTGTACTGTACCTTGTACGCCACCTATATCAAATAGTGCAGTACCAGTAACTGTTACATTGTTGTCTGCTACACCTGTAGCTTCAACTGCGTCTGGTACAACAACGGCAGTACCTGTTACTGTAACGTTACCGTTTAACGATAGTGTAGCTTCAAACGAGTCACTGATTACAACTAATGCATCTGCATCAACAGTGACTTCATCTCCACTAACTGTAGGATCGTCTGTTATTGCTTCGGCTTCAACACCGACTATGCTAAACAATGCAGTACCAGTAATGGTCAGAGCATCGTTTATTTCACCCGTAGCTTCAACTGCAGTTGGTACGACAGTGGCACCAGCAGTGACTACAGAGTTTGGATCAACGGTAACTGTAGCTTCAAACGAATCTGTTATAACTGTTAGTGCATCAGCTATAACGACAGAGTTTGTGTCTACCTCACCTGTGCCTTGTACCCCAGTAATGCTAAACAGTGCAGTACCAGTGACACTAACATTATCATTGATACTGCCTGTAGCTTCTACTGCTGTTGGTACAACGGTAGCACTTGCGGTTACGGTTACATCTGCTATTGATAATGTAGCAGCAAACCCAGTTACCGTGATCGTAACATCGGCCTGTTCATAGCTTTCACCGAAGCTGGCTACGGAAAAAGGATTTTGTGAAAAGGCCATTAGCTACTCCTTATGCGGCAGCTTCTTCTTCTTTAGTAAGAGATTCCTGCAGCATTTTCATAAATGCATCTCTGCCTACAGATAGTTGATCTAAGTTAAACTTAGCAGAGTTAATCTTTTGATCCAGTGAGGCAACATGATTAATCAGCACCTTCTGTTCATCTGTAAGTTGATCTTCTGTGTAATCTACGTCATCAATAGTGATAACAGTAGCCTTTTTTTCTTTAGCCATTGTTTTCTCCTTTATGCTAAAATTTATGCGGCAGCATCGTGTGATTGTGCCCCATACCATGTTGCTCCACCATCTCTTGTGTAGAATACATACATGTCTAATTCACCAGTTCCTGGTGCATCTGGTGCTGTACCTCCTGACCATACAACAGAGCTAGGCCACGTAACGGTATAAGCAGTAGATGCGTTGCCAACCAATTGTAAAACAAAACTATAGCTCCAAGCATTCGCAGGATTAGTAAAGGTAAAAGTAGTATTGCCTGACATTATCAAAGCAAAAGCTTGCGCATTAGTAGTAGTTATAGTAACAGATGTACCCGTTAGTGCGTCAAAATCTTCGTAGTAAACTGAGTAGTTAAAAATAGGTACGTTTGAATCTATCCAAGAACTAGCAAACGTCATATTGTTACCACCTGCTGTAACCATGTACATAGCATCAGTACCAAATTGCAAATGTGTGTCTGTGTCACCACTATGGATAACTTTGTCTCCAACATAGGCATTATTAACTGTAATATCGCCAGTGCTATAGATATGTTTATTGCCACGTACACGCAGATATGTTCCATCTGTCATGTACCAGCCACCGCCCCAGCCAAAGCCTATCTCTTCGTCTCGCATAAAAGACCCTGAACCACGACCAAAGACAATAGCATCGTTGTTGTTTGTTAGCTGTATAGAGCCGTTTACGTGAAGTTTGTTGTTACTTATTGTACTAATAACAGAAGCATTATCTGTTGTAGTGTAGCTTGGCCCACTCTGTCCAATAACAACATCACCTGCGTATTCAGCTAGACGAACAAGACCTGTATCTTTTACCTCTATACTAGGAACACCAGATAAATCATTAACACTAAAGATAGTACCACTTGTACTATTATTAATTGAGAATAGCTGACCACCTGAACCCTCAAAGGAAACAGTACCATTATTACTAGGATAAACATTAGCTGTAATAGTTTGCGCAGACGTAGAGGCATCAGCACCTTTGAACTCAATCTTAGGGTCATCAGTAGACCCTACATTAGGAGTTATTAAAATGTCTTTATCTGTATTAGCCATGTTATTACCTTATATTCCGTATCTACTACGGTGAGCTTGAAATACTTGAAATACCTCATTTGCAGACAATGCTCTACCGTGAACCATTACTAAACCTATATCACCAGTAAACCAAGCCCTATTACTTCTATTATTTCCTATATTTACTTGTGACCCATCAGCATTATCCATTCCGCTATAAGGGTCTGTAGACGTTTGCAATCTTAGTATACCATCTACATAAAACTTTACACAAGCCGTAGATAAGGAAGCATCATATACAATTGAGACATGGTGCCATGCATTATATACAAAATACGCACTATTTATGTTGATATCAGTAGATTTATCATCTATATAAACCCGTAGCTGACCAGATGAGTTATACCCTATCTCATAGTTGTCATTAAAACTAGTACTAGCTTTCCCAAAAACACAATTACCTATGCTGTGGTTGTCAAGGTAAGTTGAAAAACTGGTTGCTCTAGCAAAATAACTAACCGTGTTTTGTTGTTGGTTATCACTTAAAGCCTCACCTGATCCCTCTAGTATAGCTCCAAAGTCAATAAAATCTGTGGAGCCATCGAAGCTAAAATAACCCCCTCCTGAAGCTGT